TTTCGTCCGGCTTATTTCCGGCTCCCTGCGTTGGCCGCCCAATCCCCATAACCGCCCCCGATTATCCCCGCCGCGCCCTGGGCACCCGGATTTCCCGGTGGCTGAGACGTTTTTCCACCGCGCCGATGATCTGCGTGATCTGGTGCTTGCCCAACACCGTGCCGTCCGGGGTGACGATGGTGATGTTGGAGACGTGCTGCGCCGCCACGGGTCCGCCCCCCGGAGCACTCCCGCCGCCCGTCGGCCCTGTGGTGAAGGCCCCCCGCCGCAGCATCTCGAACATTCCTGGTCCCAGCTTGCTCATGGCCGCCCGGGGCAGGATGCCTTCCCCGGTCTGGGCCACGATGAGGCGCTCATCCGGCAGCAGGCTCAGTCCGGTATGGGCATAAGTCACCGGGACCATGCCGCCGGAGTGGAAAAAGGGAATGGCATCCATTGCGCCGGCAAGTTGCAGTAAAAGGGCCGCCGCCTGTAAAGCCAGAGTTGCATACGTCAACTCTTTGCATCCCGTAATCAAACTCAATGCCCCTACACCCAGGGATGCCGCGCCCAGTCCTAATTGTATATTTGACATCATCGCCTGATTGGCAGACAACAACCCTTGGTCGGCCGACGTAGTCAATCCGCCTGCGGCCATCTTCCCCTGCAGGCCAGCTTGTCGATTGGTGTCCGCCACAGCGATCCACCGTTGCAAACCTTCGTTCCAATCATACGCCTCATTATTACCTTCACCCCCGGCAGGCAGCCCGGCAAAACTTTTCGGCCTGGGCGCCAACAGCTTGGCAAGCTCATCAAATACCTTGGTTACCGTGCGTTTCTGCATTTCCAAAACAAACCCCTGCACTATGGTTTTTCCCATTTCCTGCAAAGATTTTTTGTCCCGTGACAATACGCCTTGGATTCCAGAGGAAAACGCTTGAGCAATATAATTCTCCGCCCCGCTCAACATATCCTTCATAGTCGTTTGGCCGCGAGCCATCGAATCCCGTGAACGCTCAATAGCCCAGCCCGTCAGAGTCCCGGCCTGCACCTCCTTTTCCCGCTCCTGGTTGTACGCCTTGGCCTGGTTGGTCAGGGCCAGCAAGGATCGATACTGGTTCTTCTCAATATCGGTCAGGCCCTTTCCGACCAACCAACGTTCCTGCTCCTTTTTGGCCAGATCGATTTCCAGCGCCAGGGAGCGTTCCTTCCAGAAAAATTGATCTTTAACCAGGACACTGCCCTGCGCCAGGCTGTCATAATATTTCTTGGTCTCCTGACCCCGGGCGATCTCCAGCTTTTGGTGCTCCTCCAGGAGTTGCTTGTTGATGGCCGCGGCGATTTCCGTCCGGCGCTTTTCGGTGTCACCCCATTTATTCAGGGCGGTGATCCCGTCATCGATGATCTTGACCGTGGTGTCGTGGTTGGCCTTGCCCAGCCAATTCTGGTAATCCTCCTCGACCTTCTGCAGCTTCGCCACCCGGGTGCGGCCCGCCAACTCCATAGCCCTGTCGGCCTCCGCCTGGGTGGTGGCCCACTGCCCAACCTGGTTGACCACGTGGGCATACCACTTATCCACTTCGGCGAATTTGCCCTCCGTCAGGCGGGACAAATCCTGGCTGAGACGGTCGATGAGATTTTCAATGCTGCGGGTGGAGTCCTTGCCGCCGCCGCCTTTGTCTACATCTCCCATGAATGGGCGAAGCGGCGGAGTCGATGGCGCTTTATCTAAATATTTTTTCAGCGACGGCAGCGGCTCCAGACCCAAAGACGAATCCCAGTAGCGCCGCATTCTGGCAGCCACCAAAGATTCGCCGGCCTCAGGCATCCGGCCTTCGATACCGAGAGCGAAATGCCCACCACTCGCCAGTAGATCCGTAGCGCCGGGGAGCATCCCCGCAACCGCTCCCCAAGGACCTAACCGGCTGCCCAAAGCCCCGCCCATCAGCATCTGGAAAAACGGATTCTTGGCCGCCCGTTCGAATTCATTGATTAACTCTGCCACTTTTATGGTTGTGGTGGCCGCCGCCCCTCCAATGGTCCCCACTGCTCCGGCCAGCGATTCCACGGTTTTGATAGCCTTTGGTGTCTCATCTGCCAAATAAGACAAAAGCCCGGCAACTCTGTCTTTGGCGTTCACCCAGGCCAAGCCCAGGGCGTCGGCCAGTTTTTCACCGCGCTCCGTTAACCGTCCGCCGGTCATCATGGTTTCCATTAAGGCCTGGCCGAACCGCACGACATCGTCATAAGCGGCGCCAAAAGCACTGATGCGCACCTGCTGCCAAGTGGCGCTCAATGACGCTGATACCGAGTCCCAGGTGTTCGCCATATCCCTGACGGCATATTTTTGGCCCTGCAGCAGCGAATCCAAGTATTCTAGCACGGTCCCCATTTGCCGCGCCCGCTTGATGTTGTTGATAAAATTTTCATCAATCTGCTTGAGAGCTACCGCAGTTTGGGCCGTAGCCCGGACCTGGCCGGTCATTAACGCTTCTATTTCGGATTTTATTTGCATGACATTGCGAGCGCCCCCCTCCCCTTGAGTCATGGGGGAGACGCTTTTTATGAAATCCGTTAGCCGCCCGATCACTACTACCTGTTCCTGGGACGTGGCGACAACAGATTTTTTGGCAAGTTCTTTGGCCGTCTCGAAAATCTCCCGACCGCTGGCCGCCACCTTCTTGTCGGCCTCAATGCTCTGGACCCACAGCCACTGGAAATAATCCTTCCATTGACCATAAGCCCCCGCCAGGTTGGGTGTAATCTCGGCGTTGGTTAAATTGGTCATCATCGCGGCGGATGAAATGATGCTTTTATTGTAATCGTCCACCGCCTCGATCCCGCTGGTAACCAAAGATTTCCAGGTATCGAAGGCCCTTTCCACCGCATAGGCGGCCCCGGCGACCGACAATGTGAAGCCGGTTAAAGCGAGAAGCTGATTACCCAGGCTTTCGGTTTTGGCGGTCGCGTCGGCTACGGCGGCGGCCATCTGCCTGCCTGACCGCTCTCCGGCAGGCCCCAACTGCTCAATTGCGGTCTTGGCCTCGCGGATGCGGATGGTGCCCTGGTCGTCCACGTACAGCTCGATGGTCACGCGGTCTTTAGTCGCCATCCGCTTTCTCCAGCATCAGTTGCGCCCAGGCCATGACCTTTACCAGCATCTCCCGGTCCCAGGGGTAGCCCAGGGCCGCAGCCGCCACCCGGGCATTCGCCAGGTTGATGCCGCCCATGCCGTCACACAGCGCCGGCCCCGCGGCCTGGATCACCTCCCAGGCCGGGCCGTTGCCGTGCATCAATACCGGTAGATCGCAGGTGTCGCAGTCGGGGGGCGGCAACTCCGATTCCCGGCGCATGATCCGGCAGGTGTGGCAGTCTGCCTCGGTGCGCCGGTGCCACCTGACGATCTCCGTCAGTTTTTTACTTCGGCCTCAACCTGTTCGTCCTGAAAACGGCTCAGGTCCGTGCAGATCTGCCGCACCACCGCGTCGAACCCGTAGGCCTCCCGCAGCAGCTCCAGCTTATATTCGTCGGTGCAGGGGATGGTCTCCGGATAATCCTCCAGGTCGATGGGGATCAGCCGGGCATACACCTCACGGGTCAGCCCCCGCCAATCCAGGATCGCCGCGGCATACTCCTGCACCAACTTCTCCGGGTTGACCCGCTCGGCCGTCTGCCCGGTGCGCCGGTCAAACACGGCTTCCGTGGCCCGCTCCACCATCCGGGTCAACTCGCTCCGGGGCAGGTAGCGCAACCGCAGCTCGATCCCCAGGTCATCCACCGGCGCCCATACCGTTTTTTCCAACCGCTTGCGCATACAGTGCCTCACAGCCCCCGGTTAGTATTCGGCGATGGGGCCGTTGCTGACCAGGGTCATGTCCAGCTTCACCATCTCCTGGACCGCCGCCGACACCTTGAGCTCCGTGATCCAGAACCCGGCCTCGGAATCGGTGGCGGTGTCCGGGGCGTAATATTTGCCGTTGTCGTAGTCATGGTATATCTTCATGTCCTGCACCATTTCCCGGGCAATGAATTTGGCCCGCAGGCTGCTCTGCTCCACGTCATCCGTGCGGAAAAACCCGGACAAGGTCAGTTTGGCCTTGGCAAACCCAAGTTCGCCTTTTTCCCAGGTGTTGTCGGGGTCGTACTCGGTGGCGTCAATTTCCTTAATGGTGATGGCCAGGTCATGTTTGCTGATGCCGCGGATGCGCGTCGCCCCTAGGGTGATGACACACTTTCTGCCGGCTAAGATGCCCATATCGATTCTCCTTGGCTTACGCCGACGTGCCGATGACGATAATGTCGTAGATGGTGCTGCCGCCCGCGGCATTGGCGATCTTCAGCAGATCGCCGGTGCCCGCGGTGACCGCCACGCCATCCGGATTGAACCAGGCCAACACCCCGCCCGGCGGGACCTTGATAATGTCCGTGGCATCGCCCAGCCAGGCGGACCAGGCATTGGATGCCGCCCCGCCCACCGACAGGGTGCGGGTCGTGTCTTTATTGACAATGACCAGGGCCTTGATCTTGGCGAACGTAAGAGTGGTGCCGAAGGCGTCCCCCAGGCTGCCGGCCAAATCCAGGCTTTCGTTGGCCCCATCCCCCAGGGTGCGCTCATCATGGAATTGCTGATCCGCCTGGCCGCTGCCGGTGCCGCTGATCAGACTCTGCTCGAAGGTCTTGTTCAACGCATCCACCGGCGTGGTCAAATCCAGGGATTTGGTGAGGTTGCCCCTTACCAGGAGCCTCAATAACGCGCTGAGAGCCATATTCTATTCCTCCTCGAAGTTTCCCTGGTACGCCAGGGAATACGTTGCCTTATAGACCACCAGATCCTTGGCGATCATGACCGCTTCCTCCCCCTGGAACTCCAGGGGCAGGATGGCCAGTCCCAGGGTCTGACCCATCAGGGCCGTTTGCAGGCCGTCCAATATCTGGTAAATGCCCCCGGCCTCCCGGCGTCCCGCCGCCTCCCCCCGGAGGTTGCGGCAGCACACCAACAAATCGAACACGTAATTGAAGCCGTAAACCTGGCCGAACTCCTCCAGGTCAGGCTCCCGCTTCCGGGCCTGCAGCGCGATGAGCACCGCCGGAAACCGGTAGGCCAGGTGCCGCAGATCGTCCTCCACCTGGCCGGCATAGGTCTCCACCAGGGCCAGCCCCGGCACTTCTCCCTGAATCCTGGCGACCAGGGCGTCTTCGATCTCCACGATGGTCAGGGGCATCAGATGATTCTCCGGGTCAGGATATATTCCAGGAGCATCCGGTTGAAGCATTCAACGTCCTCATCCTGGAACAGCATGTACGGCCGTCGCGGGATAGTGACTTTGCGGCCCCGCCCCGCCTGGCCCCCGAACTGGTGAATCGCCGCATAAACGACGTTGGTGCCGATGATAAGCCCCCGGGGGGTAATCGAAACCGGCGCCACGGAGTTGCGCAGATCGGTGGAATCCGTCAGAACCTTGCGGCCCGCCAGGGCGCTGTGCCCCCGTTTAGACAAGCTGCGGCTGCCGTCCTTTTTCGCCTTATTCCAAAACGACTTCTTCCCTGCCATCCAGGACCCCAGGGTGGCCGGAGCCAGGGGCTGCCACTTTGTGGGCCGCCCCTCGGCGTCGAAGTTCCGCTGGATGCTGCCCTTCATATAATTCCCGAAGGCCCGGAACAAGCCGGTGAGGTTATTGCCCCGTTCCTCCATGCCCTGGAGACGGGCCAATGCGTCGGCGGCCAGCACCTTGACGGCAACCCCGGTCATTACCAATCCCTCAGCGTGTCCCGGCTGAACGTCCGGGTGGAACTGGCGATTTCGGTCACTTCATTGGGACCGGATACGACTTCCGCCCCGGTGGCACCGACGATTTCGGCCTTGCCGGCCCCCACCAGTTTCAGAAACGCCACCGCGTCCTCATATCTCTGCCGGCGCGTCTCCGGGGCCACCGACCGTCGGCTGTACAGGTGGTACAGTGCCAGGTCGGCGGACAGGGCCTTAACCCTGGGCGGCGCCGGGGACAACGGCACCTGGTAGCGCACCGCCAGGTAGGCGTCGATCTCGGCGTCGGCCAGGGCGATCCCCTCGGTCACCACGTCGGTATCCGGGAGATCACCCGTCTCCGCCGTGATTTGCGCCAACTCCAGCTCCGGAATCAGCTTTAACAAATCTTCCTGGGTGCAGTAAGCCATATTATCAGGGGACGGGCTTAGGGGTCAGGGGCCGATCTTGCCGACCCCTGACCCCTAAGCCTCATTCCCCGCCTCCTATGCGAGCTCCGGCACCACCAGCAAATCGGCGCTGTTCTGCCAGACGTTGCTCTGGGAGCCGCCCGCGGTGGGGTCGCCGATGATAAAGTCCGCGCTCAGGATCGTCCGGGCCTTTTTCTCCAGCGACGGCGGCACCACCAGCAGGCTGGGCTTGATCCCCAGAGGCCGGCCGTCGGCGTTTTTATAGGCCATCATGGCCGCCCGGGCCGCCGCGTAATAATCCGCGGTCAGGTCCTGAGTGGAATAATAGGCCAACTGCCATAGGCCATATGCCGCCGCGCCCCGGTAATCCACCCCGTAGCGATACTGCTTGCGCATGAAGACATTTTCGTCCGTTTCCGCGTCCATGCGCACCAACTGCACCGCCTGGCGCAACTGAAACACCAGGGGTTTGACCGGCCGGCTCACGTCCAGCAGATACCAGCCCGTGGAGGCGCCGGCGTCGTAGTTGCCCACCGAGGTTTTCCCCACCGGATGGTTGGTGGCGAAGAACTTTTTACCGTCGTAGCAGTCGCCGGTGGTGCCGTTGGCCAGTAGTTGGGCGATGAGGTAATCCGGGTGCTTCTTGGCCTCGAAAGCCAGGGACTGTACCAGCGGGGTATATAGGCCGATCTGGTCGTCCTCGATGTCGTTTTTGCTCACTTCGACGGTGGCTTCGTAATCCTTGTTCACCACCTGGAAGCTCTTGCCGGCCAGAGATTTGATCACCCGGTCCCCCAGCCATTCCTGGACCATCGGAAAATCCAGCAGAAATTTGTAGTCCAGACTGCGCCCGGTGGACGGCACCGTCATGGCCAGCCGCTGATACCAGGCCTCGGCGCTCTGAAACGCGACGTTGAATACCGCGGACAGGCCCACGTAGATATTGGCCAAACTTTCCTGATTGATGATCATGGGTTATATCCTCCTGCCCAAAGGCTTAGGTGATCACCCGGGTGTATTCAACCCAGATTGCATAAAGATACAGATCGTCGGTGCCCAACTGCCCATCCTTGGGGTTAATGACGCAGGTCAGGTGAGCCGGTCCGTTCGGAACGTCCGAGGCGGCGATGACGTTGACGTATTCCGTCAACGTGACCCCACCGTCTACCTCGTCATCCGTGCCGGCACAATCCGTGTCCCCGGCGTTGAAATAGGCCTCATGCACCAAGTCCGGAGTATCGGTGGCCCCGGACATGGCCACCAGGGCGTGCACTTCCACATTAGCCGAGCCATCCAGGTCATCGGGCAGAGTAAACACTGCCGCGATCTTGCCGGGAGTGGCATGACTGCCCCATTTGAGCACCACCTCTTTGTTGCTCAACTGCGCCCAGCCAGGCGTCGGGTCGGCGGTATAGGCGGTCAGGGCCGTGCCGTCCTCCAGGGTCAACGCAATGGGGGTAATCCTGGCCTTTTGGAGTCTGGTACCCAACTGTGCAAGGGCGGCTTCCACCGTGTCGATGGAAAACAGGCTGCCGGCATCGGCTACGGATACCGAGCCCGCAGCGGCCACTGCGCTGGGATACACCCCCTCGCCGATGTCGATCCAGCCCTCCGTGGCGCTGACATACCTTACCAGGCGGCCCACGACGACACCGTTGCTGCCGGTCTCATCGAAGGTCTGGTCGTCGATGGCGTACATGATGTCGCCCACCATCGCCTGGGTGATGCTGGATGCATTGAGACGGAAAATTCCTTTGCGGCGCACCGTGATCCACAGGTCGCCGTTGGAGCCGGAACTGTTGTCCACGGTTTCCGTGGCCACCCCCACAAACTGCAGCCCGGAGGTATTGGCCGCGGGCTCCGCATAGCCGCTGGAGCCCTCCACGCATACCAGCGACCCCGCATAAATCTTGGTGGACGCTTTAACCGGGAACTGCTGTAAAATCCCTTCCCGGTATTCCGTGTCTCGGTCTGCCGTTAAGGCCGTCATCGTCTATTCCTCCTGTTATCCGGCCTTGGCGGCCAGGAATTCTTCCGGTTTGATCAGCAGTTGGGTGCAGATGATCTGCTCGTTTTCGCTGAGCCCTCCGGCGCCCTTGTTGCCGCCGGTCCCGGGGGACTTCAGTCCTTCGTTCACCGGCACCACCTTGGGGGCCTGGGCCACAAAGGTCTTAAAGCCCTCGGCGTCTTCTCGGGCATACTTCAAGGCCCAGTCCTTCTGGGCCGGGGTGACTTTCCCGGCCTTCAGGGCCTCATCCACCAGGGCCTGGGCGTCCCGGGCCGCCAGGTCGGACTTGAGACCCGCCAGTTCGGTCTGCACCCGGGCCAGGGCGTCCTGTCCCTGTTTCAGCGCCAGGATGGCCCCCTTGATCTTGGCCGGGGTGGCTTCCGCCGCCGGCAACCCGAGGATCTCGCCGATCTCCGGCAGAGCCCCGGCCAGTTTCAGCCTGGCGTCGGCCAGAGACAGGATTTCCTCATCCGGCTGCTCCCCGGTGATCCCCAACAACTCCATAAGCTGCTTTTTCATGACATTCTCCTCCTGAAATGAGTAGCCGGCGGCACAGGCCGCGGCGGGCCTGAGGATCGCCAGCTTCGCTGCCAGGGGCAGTAAATCGTTCATCGCCGGGGTATTGGTCAGGGCCCCATGCAGCAGCCGCACCGGCCGGCGGGTTTCCGGCTCTATGCGCAGCACCGGGGAAAAATAGCGGTATTCTTTGGAGGTGATGTGGCGGCGGGCCGTCTCGGTCCATTCCACCCGCATCCACAGGCCGTCGCCCCTGGCCTCCAACTCCTTGATCCAGCCGGCCGCCGGGGCCTTCTCTCCGGACAGGGACTGGTGCTCATAGTCCACCACCAGATCAAGGCCACGTTCCCGGAATCCCGCGGCGATCGCTGCCAAGGCGGCTTCGTCCACCGTGAATCCTTCCCGGCCGTCTCCCAGGGTGACCTCCCCCAGGGGCAACAGTCGGACCCATTCCGGGGCCTGGCCGGCGGTTTCCAGGGCTATCAGGGCAATAATAGGATTCATCATGTCCCTCTTGCTTGACTTCTTTAAGAAATTGACTTATTTTTTAATCAAAGCAGGCATGAGGACTCGAAAATTCGCTCGGGCGAGTCGGGTTTTTCCGCAAAGCGGATAAGCCAATGGAGGGAAGGGGCGTCCTCCCATGCCTGTTATAATTTTTCATACCTATTGCCACCTCGATGTTGTGCCCTTTAACAGTTCCAGCAGAAACTATGCGGTTGGTTACCCCTTTACCGACCCTTTGATCAAGACGAATTACCACTTTTATCCAGGTGTCAGCCTGCCGCACCCAGGTCATCAATACCGCAGGGTCTTGGGTGTCGAAAAACCATTCAG